AAGGGAGTGCATGCCGACTGCGCGTTTCTCTTGGGCGACACCGCCTTTATCCACGGGTCGCTTTTTGGAACCAGCGCCGTGCGGGACGCCGCCGAACTATTCGGGCGCAGTGTGGTCATGGGTCACACCCACCGCGTGGCCATCGAAAGCGCACGCATCCATGCCAAGGCCATCGGTTACAACATTGGTTGCGGGGTGAAGTTGGACATCGAATACGCGGCCACGCGCAGGCAAACGCTGGCATGGAGGCATGCCGCAGCCTACGGGCATTTCAACGGAACGCACTGCATCGTGAACATCGCGGTCTTCGACCCGCACTACCAGTTACCGCTATGAAACAGACCAAAGCCGACAAGCAACTGGCCCAGTGGTGCGAAGCCCTGTCGCAGCCCACCATTCCGGTCGAAGAAGTGCCGGAGGGCTGGTTCACGATCAAGCAACTGGCCAAGGCCCGCGGACGCAGCGAGTGCATCACCAGCACACAAGTGCGCCGGAAGATCGAGCAAGGACTGGCCGAGAAGCGCAACTTCACCATCCGGCTGGCCGAGCGCGTCCGGCCCGTTCCGCACTACCGACTGAAATGAGCCGCCGCATCCCGACCAAACGTCTCGCCATCGATGGCAAACCGTGGCGGATCAAGATTCAGCGCCCACCGGCCCGCGTGACCCACGACGGACTGTGCGTCAAAGACGACCGGACAATCTACATCCATCCCGACGCAATCAGCCACCGTGGCATCGAACTGGCCTGCCATGAGATCGTCCATGCCCGCCTCTTCGACTTGGACGAGGAGTGCGTGGATGAGATCGGTCGTCTGGTCAGCGAGGTTTGCAACTGGCTGGCGCGACACAACGACGGAGTTATTTCGTGACCGGCGCATACTGTTTGCACCGTAGTTCAAGCGTGGTAATGGATTTCTGCGCGAACACTACTCCGCGATGACTTTTGTTCCGCTGCTCATCTGCACGCTCTGCTACCTTGTGACGGCGGCGGGATTCTGGCGCGAGGGCAACGCGGGGCTGGCCATCGCGTTTGCCGGATACGCCTTTGCCAACTTCGGGTTCCTGTGGATTTGTTTGAACGGCCAGCCGTAGATCGACCTACGCTTTATCTGCGACAACTAATCTAAACAATTTGGCGGTGCGGCGTGGAGAGAACACGCGGCCAGACAGTGGAGCGTTACAAAATAACACAAGAATATGTAACAAAGCGGGTGCAAGTCCCGCCACCGCCCTCTACTCAAGATTCCCGACAGCATACCCCATCGGGGCGCAGATTTTCCTCCGTCTCTGTATCCACTTTTCCGCTATACCCGTTCGGGAACTGCGACACTGTCTAAAAATAGCAGGTTTTTACACACGTTGTCGGCAACGTGTTTAAGGCATCGACACGTTGCTTGAATAAGCGCCGGTCTTGTTAAAGAAAGCGCCGCGAACTTTTTTTGACTAAACCCTTGCGCCAATTCCGGCGCAGCGCAATTCTCGCGAACAGTTAGGCAGACAACTCCTTGTGGAGCCTGTCCAACGCGCATGCCCAAGGCCGACGACCCGCGCTCGCGGATAATCGGTAGCGCCGAGGACACCACAACCAATCAACCCGACAAGGCCCGCAATAACGTGGGTTTAGTCAAAACCAAAGGAGTTAGTTATGCCCGTATCACAAATTCCGCAATACTTCACGACGGAGTTCTCCAGCAACTGGGAGCATCTGCTTCAGCAGAAACTTTCCAAGCTGCGCGAATACGTTTCCGTCGAGACAGTCCGCGGCAAGGAGAAATCCTACAATCAAATGGGCGCAGTGGAGATGCAACGCATCACCAGCCGCGCAGCCGACACCAACATCAGCGATGTGGCCTTGGCCAAACGCTGGCTTCGCCCCTATCCGTTTGAACACGCCACGTTGTTCGACGAGTGGGACAGCGAATATCTGGGCGAGGTCAGCCTTCCCCAGAGCGAGACGGTTGCGAATCACGCCGCCGCCTATGCCCGCACCGCCGACAAGGTGATCATCGATGCCGCCCTTGGCAACGCCTACACCGGAGAGACTGGCGTCACCGCGACCGCTTTGCCCGCTGGGCAGAAGATCGCCGTGGACTACGTCGAAACCGGATCGACGGCCAACAGTGGCCTCACCATCGCCAAGCTGCGTCAAGCGGCGTTCCTGCTCACCAACGCTGAAGTTGATGACAGTGACCCGCGCATCATGGTCGTTTCCGCCAAGCAGATCCAAGATTTGCTTCGCACGACCGAGGTGACCAGCGGCGACTTCAACACCGTTCGCGCCTTGGTCAATGGCGAGATCAACACGTTCATGGGATTCACCTTCCGCCGTGTTGCTTCCAGCCTCTTGCCCTACGCGAGTGGAACCGGCGTCCGCACTTGCTTCGCCTACGTCAAATCCGGCCTCAAGCTGGCCGACGCTGGCCGCAAAGTGCATGTCGATATCCGTGCCGACAAGAGCCACGCCTTGCAGATCCGCACTGTCGCCTCTTTGGGCGCAACGCGCATGCAGGAAGCCAAAGTCGTCGAAGTCCCGTGTGACGAAGTCCTCTAACAACTAACCAAGGAGAACAACTAACATGGCTACCTTCTACACCGACATCGCTCCGAGCGATCTAACCCTCAACGTCCGCAACCGCGTCAGCGCCGACCTCTCCAACGGAGACGTCCGCTACGCGGAAGCGACCTACACCACCACCGGCACCGAAGCCGCGAGCGGCGACACCATCGAAGTGGCTGTCCTGCCCGTGGGCGCAACGCCGTTGCCCGAACTGTGGCGCGTCTCCAACGAGGCGAGCATGGGCGGTTCCGTTATCGCCATCCCCACCATTGGGGATGCCTCTGACGCCGACCGCTACAGTGCGACAAGCATCAGTGTCAACAGCAGCACCGCGGGTTCCGCGGCGGTTACACCCGCCGTGGCGACCAGCGTGTTGCCCCGTTACACTGTGACGGCTGACACCCAGCGTGTGGTCGCCGCGATCACCCGCACCAATGCGGTGACCGCAGGGAAGAAAATCAGCTTCCTCATCGCTTACAAACTGTAAGTCCCGACTGATTAACGCGCTGGCAGGCCGCGAATAAACGCCTGCCACCTTTTTAACTTTTCATGGCCGACGAAACCTCCATCTGCAACTTGGCTTTGGCCAAGCTGGGCATCAGCCCGATCATGGCGCTGACCGACGACAGCAAGCAGGCCCAGTTTTGCAATCGTTTCTTCGCCCAGACCCGCGACGAAGTCCTGCAAGGGCATCGCTGGAACTTCGCCATGCGCCGCTCCGCGCTTAACAAACTGGCCACCGCACCGCAGAGCGAGTGGGAGAGCGCCTATCAGTTGCCGGTTGATTGCCTGCGCGTCGTCCAACTCAACGGCTACGAACCCAACGAAAGGCTGGGCGAGTTTAGCGTCGAAGGCGACCAGCTTCTGACCAACGCGGAGGAGGCCAACATCCGGTATGTCTCCCGCGTCGAGGACGGGTCGTTCTATCACCCGCTGTTTGTTCACGCGCTCGCCACCATGCTGGCCTCGCGTCTGGCAGGCCCGCTGACCGGAAGCCGGAACATGCCGCAGGAGTTGCTGCAAGAATACGAAGCCATCACCGGCCCCAAGGCCCGCATGGCCGACGCCTTTGAGGAGCGTCTGCGCCGCAAGATGCCGTGGACAAACAGCGACCTTGTCGCGGCCCGCTACACCAAGTTTCCGTCCAGCCAATAGATCATGGCCAATCTCCTCGTCACCGCCCTCAATGCAGGCGAGTTGAGTCCTTACATGGATGCCCGCACGGACGTCGAAAAATACCGTAGCGGATGCCGCACCTTGGAGAACATGGTCGTCCTGCCCTACGGAGGCGTCTACCGCCGCGCCGGAACCGAATACTTGGGCGAGGCCAAGAACGCCAACCAGCGGTGCCGTCTGATCGGGTTCAACTTTTCCGTGACCACCCGCTTTGTCTTGGAGTTTGGCCACCAATACATCCGGTTCTGGGGTAACGACTCGCAAGTGCTATCCGGCGGCTCGCCCTTGGAAGTTGCCAGTCCTTACCAAGAAAGCGAACTGCGCGAACTGCAATACGTTCAAGTCAACGACATCATGTATCTCGCGCACGCCAACCACGCGCCGCGCAAGCTGACCCGCGTCAGCGACACGAACTGGACGCTGACCACCGTCGCGTGGAGCTATCCGCCGCTCCTCGACCAGAACCTCACGACCACCACCATCGCTTCCTCCGCGGCCTCTGGCAGCGCCACGTTGACCGCCAGCGCGTCTGTTTTCCAAGCGGGCCATGTGGGTAGCCAGTGGGCTATCCAGTGGCCGCGCAACAGCGGGGCAATTTCGACGACCATCGATGCCAATAAGACGACGACCGACACCTTGGACATCCAAGGTTCTTGGACGCTGACCACGGTTGGAACATGGATCGGCACCGTGCGACTGCTCCGTATCCCGCAGAAGGAAATGGACGAGGACGGCGGCAGCGGATTTACCGCCTACGAAGTGGTGCGGGAGTTTAACTCGCTGACCACCGCGCGGAACTTCACCGCCACCGGCACCGAGGACGAGCGCGTTGGCCTTAAGCTGCAAGTCCTTAACTATTCTTCCAACACCAGCGCCCGCGTCTTCCTTGAATCCACCGACTTTAACTCCGGCGGCACCGTCACGATCAACAGCGTGGCCAGCGGCACCAGCGCCGGAGCCACGGTCAACAAGTGGCTGGGATCAGTCATCACCGGAACCACCCAGTGGAGCGAGGCCGCGTTCTCCGCGGTGCGCGGCTACCCGCGGGCCGTCGCCATCCACGAACAGCGCCTTTGCTTCGGCGGAACCGCCCACCAGCCCAACACCGTCTGGTGCAGCAAGGTGGACGACTTTGAAAACTTCCAACTGGGAGTTGGCGCGGACGACGGGCTGCAATTCACCGTGGCCTCGTCTGAAGGCAACCGCATCGAATGGATGTTCAGCCAGAAGCGCCTCATGCTGGGAACCAGCGGCGACGAGTGGACAATCGGCGGGGCCGACAGCGGGCAAGCGTTTAGTTCGACCAACGTGCAGGCCCAGAAGCAAAGCAGCTTCGGGTCGAAGACCATGCGGGCCATCCTGCTTAACGACGTCCTGCTTTTCGTCCAGCGCCGCGGTCGCAAGGTGCGCGAACTGACCTATAACTTTGAGCGCGACGGATGGGTTGCGCCGGATCTGACCGTCCTTTCCGAGCATGTGACCCAAGGCGAACTGGTCGAATTGGCCTTCCAGCAGCAGCCCGACGCCATCCTCTGGGCGGTGCGGGGCGACGGCCAACTGGTGGGCATGTCCTACGAGCGCGACCAAAAGGTCGTCGCGTGGCACCGGCACACCACCGACGGGGAATTTGAGTCCGTCGCCACCGTCTACGGACTCTCCGGCGCGGACGACGAGGTCTGGCTGGTGGTCAAACGCACGATCAACGGGCAGACCAAACGCTACATCGAACGCTTCAAGGCCGACAACCGCGCAAAATTTGAGGCCCAGACCAAGGACGACTGGTGGTATCTGGACTGCGCCAAACGCTATTCCGGCACCGCCACAGCCACCATCACCGGACTTTCCCACTTGGAAGGCAAGGCAGTCAGCGTCTTGGCCAACGGGGCCGTCCAGCCCGACGAGACGGTCGCCGGAGGCCAGATCACGCTGGACAAGACCTACACCAAGGTGCTGGCCGGTCTGCCTTACACCTCGACCATCCTGCCCATGAAGTTCGACTTCGATCTGCGCGACGGCCCGACCCGCGGACGGAAGAAGCGCATCAACCGCGTGGAGGTCAGCCTGTTCAAGTCTCTGGCAGGGGAGGCCAGCACCAACGGCACCGAGTGGCTCTGGATTTACCCGCGGGACTTCGATGACCCAATGGACGCCAGCCCGCCGCCCTTTTCCGGCGATGCCGAGGTCGTCGTCGCGGGCGACTACTCCGACGACAGCGACATCTATTTGCGCCAGCGCCTGCCTTACCCGTTCACCGTCCGCGCCCTTGTCGTAAAGCTCGACGCATACGGGGATTGACATTAGCTTGATTTGACTAAACCCATGAGCCAGCCCGTTCTTCAACTTCGCATGTTCGACCGCGACAAGGATCACGCGCTGCTCGTCGATTGGTGCAACGCGCACGGCGGCGAAGTCACTCCGGCCCATTTGCTCCC